CAACGTGTATGGGCCTGTAAAGGCCAAAGACTACTTCTCTACCCGAATGCCCGACCACAAGATTCTCACGGATGAGGAGCTAGAACTGAAATGGAGTATTTGGAGGCAAGACGGTGACAGATGAGGTATTTATCCAACAGCAAATTAACGACCTGCAGAGCAAGCAGGCCGTGGTGGAAGAAAGGGTGAAAGAGGCAGCGGAAGCCGCTTACGACAACAAGAAGACCCTGAAGGCTCTACATGGTCGTATTGACACCGTAGAGGCAGAGATAGGCCACGTTAAAACCTCGATGCTCACAGCGGATCAGTTCGAGGTCATGCTGGAGCACTCCTTTAACCGTCAGTTTGTTAAGGGTATGAAGTATGTGGTCACGGCTATTGTGGCTTTTGTGACTGCCATATGGACAGACTTGATTAACATTATCGCGAGACACTGAATGAGCTTTGCGCCAGAAAAATCCCTAATCCCCACAAAAACCTTCGACATTGAGGGCGTAGAGTACCACTTGGGCGTGTGGGAAAACCCAGTCCTCGTCGAGGTTATCGCGCTGGTAACATATAAGGACACATGGCGCTCCGCATGGATGGGCCAGGCAACAGAGGGTAAGGTCGTGAGCGGATTTGGCGGATATCTGGAGTTTTTTCAGTACGTCATTAAGAGCCTGAACGCCACGCTTGCAAGAATACATCCCGATCAGGAGCCCGAGATCTCCGATCACCTTAAAGAACTGTCCGTCTGGCTTGGCAGGATCGCCCTGGACGGCAAAACATTTTCGCTAGACGAATAACAGGAGGCCAGCAATGGCAGTAGAAACAGGTACATTTTCGGCTAACGGGTCGACCAGCTGGTTCAAGGTTGAGTCGCACCCTGTTCACATCGCCATCGACGGGTCTTTTGGGTCCGGGACGATTGCGGTTGAGCAAAGGCTTGGCGGTAACACATCAACGGTAAGGGATAATGGGACAGAGATCGGCATTACATCTGATGACAACTCTTCTTACAACTTCTCTCCGGGTGACGTTATTCGCCTCACACTCTCCGGCGCTACCAGCCCGGACATCGACTGGAAGATTAGCGGAGTCATCTAATGACGGACTACACCAAGGCGACAGACTTTGCTGCCAAGGACTCACTGCCATCCGGCGACTCTGGCAAAGTGATAAAGGGCACCGAGTTTGAAACAGAGTTTGACGCGATTGCGACCGCGATCGGCACAAAAGCGGACAAGGCTACACCCACCTTCACTGGCGATGTCACGATTACCACGGGCAGCGTGATCCTCAGCTCCGGGGAAGGCATCGACTTCTCTGGGACCGCGGACGGATCTGGCACCACCTCCTCCGAGGTTTTTGACGACTACGAAGAGGGCACGTTTACGCCGGTCGTTACCACTTCTGCCGGGTCAGGTACAATCACATACATCACTCAGACGGGGCATTACACCAAGATCGGTAACATTTGCTACGTCGCCATTGAATTAAACGTGTCCAGTTTTGCGTCGAGGACTGGTGCCATCAAGATAGAAGGGCTACCTTTTTCTGTAAAGGTCGGAGTCAAGGGCGGCACCGCCTCTCTTAGCACAGCGATTGGCTTTGCGATAAACGCGGGAGAAAGCATTAACGGTAACTTCCGAGAAGGGGAGGCGACTATTGACTTGCTTTTATGGGATGTGACTACGGGTGCGTCAACTCTTGACGTTACAAGCGACACGAGTGGCTCGATGTGGATTTATTTAAGCGGTACATACGTCACCGCGTAGGAGTTTTTAATGGCAATTATAACGGAAAACAGATTCTATAAAATGAATGTTCTTGATGACGGCAGTCTTGAGGTGGCCACCCGAGACTTCTTTATCGAGAACGGCCAAATTGTGGGTCAAGGCCCCCTCCATCGGGTTGTTTACCACCCCGGTGACGCTGTGCCGGACTCTGTGCCGCAGATCGTAAAGGACACCAAGGCGTCTGTTCACACCACTGCCAGAGCGCAGGCATTCAGAGCGAAAGAGGCTCAACGTAGGGGTCGGCCTTGAGAATTCTCCTGTTTGTCGGCTTGTTGACACTCTCTGGTTGCGCCAATATGGGCGGACTGGTAGAGAAGGCAACCGTGCCGGGAAAGGATGAGCGTTGCTTTACAGGGATGGGGCTGGAGTTCTGCTATAAGCGAGAAAGGACAGTAGATGTTCAGCAGCCTGCACCTTGAGTCTTTGGATGAGCCTGGGAGGTTTCGATTATTGGAGCCACTGACTTGGCGTCACGCCGAGCTACCGGGGGAGGTTTACATCGTCCCAGCAGGTACTGAGACGGATCTCGCCTCGATACCCGTGGGCCTGAGAAACGTCTTCAGTCGGCTAGGGCGCTCCAGAAAGCCTGCAGTGGTTCACGACCACATGTATGAAAACCGCTGGGAATCGAGGGCAATTTGTGATACAATGTTCAGGTTGGCACTGATAGACTCTGGCATGGGTAAATGGAAAGCAAGAATGTACTGGCTTGGCGTCCGAATGGGCGGCTGGACACGAGGTAGCTGGTAATGCCGTTGCGAGCGCAGACCGCGGGCCCCATGGGCGGGATCATCGCAAACGACACACGTCAAGGTTCTCCGATTCAAATCAGGATGGACGGTGGTGCCGGTAGCGACTTCGGGCTGCCGCTCAACCAAACCCTGTTGCCGGGGCTAAACAACTCGGGCTCCCTGCCTGGGATGCTGGACCCTGAAATGGAGGAAATCATCAATGAGACGGTGATTGACGACACCACTGATGACGGCAGCCCGTTCGATGGCGTTCCTACGTGGCACGACGTCCTGTTATACCTCAGTGGTGGTATAGACCCCGCCAAAGATCAGGACGCCGGCTCAGATAGATATGACGAGCTGGAACAACTCATTGCTGACGGCCACGTACCGGCATCCCTGGTCCCGGACGGTGTTCTGGACCAAATGGGGCTCACCAGAGAACAACTGGCCTCAACGGAAGGCACTGGTTACACATGGGGCACGATGCCGGAAGATAGTCTCGACCCCGACTCCGACCTAACAGACGGCGAGGACTTCTCTGAGATCACGGACGCCGAACTGATGGCAGGTTTTCAGGGCGAGTTGCTTGAAGAGTTGCAAAAGGGCAAAGACGACCTCTGGGGCAGTATTGGTGAATCCCTTAGGGGTTTGCAGGAGCTGATCCACAAGCAGTTGGAGCAGGCCATGCTGGGCGACCTTGGGATCGGCACCAGGATTAACGGAGATGGGTCTGTTAGCCTCATCTACACCCTGCCGCTACCCCTGCCCAATAATGTCGGGGAGATCCAGATCCGGGACGCAGAGGGCAACATCACCCTCAACACAGAGGCAATTCAGGAGCATCTGGGCGGGATTGTCGAGCAGGTGGCCTCCATACCTGGGCAAGCAGTAGAGGCGGCTCAGCAGGCCATACAGGGCGTTCTGGACGCTGGGGCAGAGATTGGCGGCATTAGCGGCGCTGGCGATATCTTGGATGTGGCTGGGAACGTCATTGGCTCCATCTTCTCGCCAGGAAGCGAGGCTATTTGGGAAAGTGATATCTTTACCATTGGCGATCTTCTCGGGACCGTTTTGGAGACGGCGGCTGAGGAGTTTGATCTAAGGTATGACCCGGAGTTTGCGGAAGTTACCGGGGACAGCCCATCTGACGATACTGAGTCAAAGCCCCCTGTCGGCGAGGATGTCGACCCAGACGAAACGGGTGGTGGGCCAAGCCCCATCACAGACAATCCGTTTGGGCCCCCTCCGGGCACCGCAGAGCCAGACGCTCCAACGAAGGACACGGTTTATCCGGACGAGACTGGCGGTGGGCCAAGCCCGATACAAGACAACACTTATGAGCCGGCACCGCAACCCGGAGACCCGGACGCGCCAATTAAGGATACCATCTACCCGGACGAAACGGGTGGTGGGCCTACAATTCCGCCTGACACGGGAGACAATTCCGACGACTCTGGCGATGACTCTGATCTGCCCGGTGGCGGCGGTGGTGGTGGCGGTGGCGGTGGTGGCTCAGCTAACCGGGGTGGTTACATGGGCGGTCTCAGCTATCAGCTACAGGCTCCGAGAAGCGTTCTGTATGAGGCAAGAGACCCTATGGTTCAGCTGGACGACATAATCAACCGCAGCCTGTTTAAAGGAATGATTTGATGACTTATTTACAACTCGTTAATGGCGTGCTGCGTAGGCTTCGCGAGGGCACGGTCACGACGGTCGGCCAGAACGATTACAGCACTATGATTGGCGATTTTGTCAATGACGCCAAGGTGCTCGTTGAAAACGCCTGGGATTGGTCTGCGCTTCGTGGAACGATCTCTTTCAACACTGTCAACGGCACAAAGAACTACTCCCTAACCGGGACGGGATGGCAGGGAAAAGAGCTGAACGTCATCAACGACACGCAAAACACTGAAATGGAATACCGAACCAACGGCTGGTTTGATGAGCGGTACTACATAGACGCTGTTGTGAGCGGTGCGCCGAAATACTACACCTACGCCGAAGTAGACGGCAACGGCGACCAAACCATCGACTTGTGGCCCCAGCCCGACGCAGTTTACGCCATTCGGTTTGACTCGGTTGTAAGGAATGCGGCGCTCAGTGCGGACGGTGACACCCTTGAGATCCCTGATCAACCCGTCCTCCATCTTGCGATTGCGCTGGCCGCCAGAGAGCGCGGGGAAACTGGCGGAACGTCTACGGTGGAATACTTTGAGATTGCCAACAAATATCTCTCGGATGCGATCGCGCTGGATGCGGCCACCCACCCCGAAGACACCATCTTCTATACGCCTTGAGGTTATATGGCTCAGCAACTTAAAAGCATTAACCTGCTTGCCCCGGCATTCAAGGGGTTGAACACGGACGATGCCGCTCTAGCCCAAGACCCCTCTTTTGCAGAGGTGGCAGATAATGCCGTAATCGATAGAAGGGGCAGGCTGGCGGCTCGGCGTGGGCTGGAGGTCGTCACCACGACCAAGACTGAACTGGGGTCCGATGTTATTTCGGCTATCCACGAGTTTCGCGACAGCTCCGGTAACGAGGTCACCTTCTCCGTTGGCAACAACAAAATCCTCAGCGGGGAAACTACGCTAACAGACGCCACGCCGGGAAGCTACACAATATCAGCGGACAACTGGAAGATGGTCAACTTTAACGACCACATCTACTTTTTCCAGAGGGGGCAGGAGCCTCTGGCATACTCCAATACGCTGGGTGCGGTGACCAAGCTAAGCTCTGTTGCTGGTGCGGCTGGTGTGGCTTCCACCATGTACGGAAACGAGGTGCTTGCGGCCTATGGAAGGCTTTGGACTGCTGATATCACCAATAATACCACGACCGTTTACTGGTCAGATCTGCTCCAGGGCCACGTATGGACTGGCGGTTCTTCGGGGTCCCTGGACGTGACAAATGTGTGGCCGAACGGATACGATGAGATCGTTGCTCTGGCAGCGCACAACGACTTCCTGATTATCTTTGGCAGGAGCAACATCCTTGTCTACGGCGGCGCAGAAGACCCGTCCACCATGACGCTCTCCGACGCCATTACCGGGGTGGGGTGCGCGGACAGAGATACAGTCCAAAGTACGGGCTCAGATTTGATCTACCTATCCTATACGGGGTTGGCGAGTCTTGGGAGGACGATCCAAGAGAAGTCAATGCCGACCAACAACCTTTCGAAGAACATCACGAAAGACATCGTGGCGCTGATCGCGGATGAGTCTACTGGATACAGTTCTGTTTACCACCCAGCAAGGCAGTTCTACCTGCTCTCGTTTAAGGGTAACCAGGTGACATACTGTTTCGACACCAGGGGAGCCCTTGAGGATGGCGCGTATCGGGCAACGAGATGGCCCGCGTATGGCAACAAGTGTTTCCACTCCAGCGACAGGGAAACTGGGAGGCTTCTGATTGGAGGATCTCACGGTATCGGCACATACTCCAGTTACCAAGACGACGGCTCAAGCTACCGATTCAAGTACACCAGCCCGGAGTTATCATTTGGCGACACTGCCGTGCTGAAGTTTCTCAAGAAGATCAAGCCGACCGTTATTGGCGGCAACGCCCAGCCCGTAACCCTGAGATGGGCTTACGACTTTGGGTCTAACTACGACTCTTTTGCGATCGTCACGTCAGCCTCTGCGCCATCAGAGTACAACGTGGCGCAATTTAACATCGATGAGTTCTCTTCTGGCGATCTAGTAATTAGGGAGAGCGTCAATACGAACGGTAGCGGCACAACCCTGGCTATCGGGATTGAGGCAGACATCGACGGAACAGAACTATCAATACAGGAAATCAACGTGTTAGCATTAACAGGTAGGGTATTATAATGGAATGGCTTGACGATCTGATTGCAGGCGGGACTGGAGCAGCCCTACTTGCTCAAGGCTATAAGGATTTAGGAGAAACGGGCCAGAAGGCTTACGAAGAGGCCAAGACGCTTGCGACGGGTATGCAGCAAGATCTTGAATTTAAGCCTTATACGGTAACCAGCGGAACTGGTGGACAGTTTGGGATGACCGGAGATGGTCAGTACAACCTCACCCTGTCTCCTGAAGAGCAGCAACTCTACCAAGACCAACTAGGTAGGGCGAGCATGTTCTTTGGTCAGGCGGCTATGCCTACCGCTCAAAGAGAGCAGGAGGTCTACAACAGGATGCGGGCAGCCATGTCTCCTGAAGAGGAGCGGCAACGTCTTGCATTGGAGAACAGATTGTTCAACCAGGGTCGCGGCGGGGTCAGAACCTCGATGTTTGGGGGTACGCCCGAGCAACTTGCGCTCTACAAGGCCCAAGAAGAAGCCAAGAACCAGGCGATGCTGAGCGCCATGCAGTTTGCCGGCCAAGAGCAGCAGCGTCAGGCGCAGCTAGGATCTGGTATGTTGGCGGCAGGATACGTACCTCAAGCGCAACTTCTGTCTGCACTGCAACCAGGAATGACTGCGGCTGAGAGAGCGAGAATGGCCCAAGAGCAACAAGCACAGGCTTACGGTGAAACGTACATGACAGGTCTTGAGGCTCTTCTGCAGGCAGAACTCGGTCGAGCCAACATGCTTGGCGGGGCGGGCTCTAACATTCTTGAAGGCGTCTTGGGCGGCCTGTTTAGCTAGGAGTAGATAATGGCATCATTTTCACAAGGCTTTCTGAGCAACCTCGGAAGGCCAGCAATGACACAGAGTCTTTTTGATCTCGGCACTGCCGTTGGGCAACTACCTCAACAGAGAAGGGATCAGCAAAAAAGGGCCGCCCTCTCCGCTCACGACCCATCGACCTACGACGGACAGATTGCCCTCTTGGCCGCTCAGATCCAGCAGGAGACAGACCCTAACGTCAGGGCTCAACTTGGCCGACAGCTAATCCAGATGAAGCAGGCCCAGGCCCAGCATACCAGGAGTCAGTCTGCTATCACATCTGCTGAAAACCTGGCCAAGAGTCTGGAGGCCGCAGGCGACCCCCTCGCTGCGGAGCAGGTCAGGACTGGAGGGGTAACTCCTGGCGCAGGGCTGGCAGCGCTTAACCGGATCAAGACGATTTCTACAGGCGTATCTGGCAGGCGTCAGCTTGTCAAGTCTCTCGGGCTAGAGGGAGAGGGCTTGGTTTCGGAGTCGGCTTACAATGACTTGAGTGATTCCCAGTTCAACGCTATTGTGAAGAACGCCCAGGAGGAGAAGGAGCGCAGAGAGCTAATCTCGCAATTAAGAAGCCGAGGTGAAGACGACTTGGCAGACGGTGTGGAAGACGGAATCTACACTCGCGGCGACATTTCAACTGAGCTTCGCAGGATTAAGACAGATAAGAAGACTGTCTTCTCTAATCGAAAGAGGCAGATGTACGACGGCAAAGTTGTTTGGACGGCCAACGTGACGCCGCCTGGTGGGGAGGAGTTTGTCGGCTACCATAATGGTGAAGGCTGGGTCCCCGCCGACCCAGATAAGGTGTCAGACATTCCGGACGAAGTTAAATCTACAGTGTCCAACGTTACCCTGACCGACCAGAAGAATGCCGGGGTATTCATGGCAAGCAATAAAGACTACCAGAACCTCACTACCATTGGTAAGGCCCAGGCTCAACTCAAGCTAGCATCTATTGCGAGAAGGATGATCGACAAGAAGCAGGCCAAGTCTATGGAGGAGGCTTTAGTTAAGGCTGCCGAGGAGATAGACCTGTCCAACTTCGAAGAGGAGAAGTGGTTCTTCGAGGGCTGGTTTAGCGAGAGAAAGGCAGCCTCAGATTATATCAACGAAGCTAGGAAGTAGAATTGGTAACGAAAGAAGAGCTAGAGAGGGCTATACAGCTAGCTCTCGACGACGGCAATGAAGAGGCGGCATCCGAACTCAGGGATCAATATTTAGCCCTTGAGGGCGACGCTGCGTCAAGGGGGGCTCCGGAGGAAGCTCCAGACGTCTCGTGGATTGATGAGGCTATGTATGCGTGGGACTCCACTAATGCTGACTACGAGAACTGGGCTCTCGCCCTTGAGGCTAAGGCGCCAATGGGCAACCTCCGGGTAGACGGGGAGGGTGTTAGCTGGGATTCTCCGGAAGAACTGTACGGCGATGAGTTCATGGATATGTCTTACGATGAGCGCAGGGAGTTTCTGCTTAACCGTGAGAGGCAGTCCGTCGAAGAGGAGTATGCTGACGTCATAGACTTCCAGGCAGAGAATGGAAGGTCTACGTCCGCCGATATCATCGGGTCAGTAGCTAAGACAATCGTCACACCCACATCCCTTTTTGTTCTGGGCAAGGGCTTAGTTGGCGCAACTGCTACTGGCGCAATACTCGGTGCAGAGGCAGAGTTAGCAAGCCAGACTGCTAACAATGACTACGACCTGAAAGACATCGCGCTGTCTACGGCTATTGGCGCTGGTGGCGGTGCTGCGGCAAATAAGGTAGAAAAGTTTGCCAGAGGTGTATTCGCCAAGCGTAAAACCGTAAAGCATAACCAGTCCCTCGACAAAAAGAGTGAGTCGCTCAACGACGAAATTATGAGCGGTAGAGCGGATGGCCTGTCACCACAGGACAGCATCAACCGCGCCAAGCAAACTCTTGGTTTGGACGAATCCGACATGATGGACCTAGCCGCTCATGGGAAGGTTAGGCAACCAACAGACGAGGCGGTAGCCAAGTTCAAGGTTGCTAGAGACAATCTGGTGCCTGTTGAGCAGAAGCGGGCCAACCTTGCAACAAGGATAATGACGCCCATCTCCTCGCGAATCAGGACAATCAGCGAGCCCGTGTTTGGCAGGATACGGCAACTGGAGATGAGGACTCACGAGAAGGTCGCTTCCCACATCAAGAAGTCCCACGACTTCATGCTTCGCGCGTCTAAGCTGGCGAGGAGGGGGGATAAGAACTACCTCGCAATGGAGCGAGCCCTAATGAACGGGCAACGAGACGAGGCCAAGATCATTGCTTCGAAACACTTCCCTGACTTAGTTGAGGAGATTGATAACGTGTCGTCTGTGCTTGACGATATGTACAATGACTTGGTAGACGCGGGGGTTGATCTCAGCTACACCGCAGACTACTTCCCTCGAAAAATAAAAGACATGCATGGCCTGATGAGCCATCTCGGCCGCGAGATTACCAGCGAGCTAGACAGGTACCTGGACAAGGCGGCTAGAGGAAAAGGGTTGAGCGGCAGGGCTGAACTCGATGTTGACACGAGAGACGTCCTGATTAACCAATACTTATCTGGAAGCTTCAGGTATGGGCAGAAGTTGTCCCTTGCCAAGCAAAGACGGATAGAAGAATTGACCGAGGGGATGCAGGAATTCTACCACGATGGTGCTGAATCCCTGATGCATTATATCAATAAGGCTGTTCGCGAGACTGAGAAGCGCAGGTTCTTTGGCAGAAATGTTAAGCTGAACGAAGAGGGCAAGGTTGATCTCGATAAAAGCATTGGCTCATTGGTGGCCAGGGAAACTAGCTTAAGTGACGCCCAGCTAGACGACCTGACCATGATGCTGAAGGCTCGATTCGACCAAGGGGAGGTCGCCTCTCATTCTGGGATATCCACCCTGAGAAACATTCAAACAGCCGCTCTGCTGGGTCAGTTTGATTCAGCCTTGATTCAGTTGGGCGATATCGGTACATCCATCTACCTGAACGGTCTTAGTAATACCATGAGGGGTATGGCGAGAGCCGCGAGGAAGAAGGGAATTACCTCTGCCGACGAGCTTGGGGTTATACAGAACATCGCTGCTGACATCGAGGCCAATGGCATCGGTGCCAACATAGTCGACAAAGCGTTAAGGTGGAGCGGGTTCAGGGCGGTGGATAAGTTGAGTAAAGACATTATGATTAACGCGGCCCACATCAAGAATACCAAGTTAGCCCTAAAAAGCCCAGGCAAGATTGCCGAGAAGTGGGGCAGGGTGTTCGGGGATGAGACCGCATCATTGATAGATGACCTGAAGAATGGTCGTAATACTGATAACGTCCGCTTATTGTTGTTCAATGAGCTGTCTGACGCACAACCCATTACCCTAATAGAAATGCCTGAACCGTATCTGAATGCGCCCAATGGCAGGATCTTCTACGCCCTTAAATCATTCGCCCTGAAGCAGCTTGACCTGGTCAAGAGGACGGCTATCGATGAGATGCGTAACGGTAGCTACATCAAAGGGTTCGGTAACTTGGCCAGCTATGCTGCAATTATGGGATTGTCTGGCGGATCTGTGAGCACAGTAAGAGACTGGATACAGACGAAAGAATTTAGACCAGAGCAGCTACCGGACAAGTCTTTCGAAACACTGATGGGTATCATGTTCCTGAACGACTATGCCCGAAACAATTACATAGCCAAGGGGGATGTGGCTGGGTTTGCAGAGAACCTGGTGATGCCTGCCGCGCCACAGGTGGTTAATACCGCTGTCCAGTCTGCCATGGAAGCGGCCAAGAGCGAGTCAGAGAGAGACCCTGATAGATTCAACAAGGTGATTAAAGATATCCCTGTAATGGGCAAGCTGGCATACTACTGGATGTTTGGCGGTGCCGAGAAGAAGCTCGAAAGAGAAAGGCGAGAAGAGCTGAAAGAGGCTCGCCGACAGATGGGTATTAATTGACCTAGAATACCTCAAAATAGCCATATTGGGCCCAGTGTTTATGCGGCCTCCAGAGGGTCAATGACCAAGGTGTGGTAGGGTAGTATTACTTCCCCCTCAAAACGTCTTTTACTGTACCTTTTGTGATGTTGTAGGCAGACATAATCAAAGGGATGGATGCGCCCTTTTTTCTTGCGTGTTTTATATCTGACTTAGCGGTGTCGGTTAGGGTTTCTATCGTCCTTTTGCTTTCTGCCTTGAAGTAGGCGATTGCCTCCTGTAGCTTTTCACCGTCCAAACGATTGTCTATCCACACCAACTTCCCGGTGGTCATTATACCCCCGAACATAACCTTAACCCGCCCCTTCTTGTCGTGCCTTTCCGGGGCGACTGGTTTGCCGGATATAACCCTAACGTAATACTCATGTTCCGGCGCCTTGGCCCTAGGTAGCCCGTGGTCAGGGTGGTTGGCGATATAGCCGGACCTTTCGGGCAGCGGGCCTTTTGACCCATGCCTTAAAACAACTGACCCAGGTATTACAACGTAGTCGTGGTCGGGGCTAATCGTCACAAGTATCGCATCCCAGCTCGTCAGGCATCTCTGGAACCTCGACCTCTTGAGACTCCTCAGCGGCTTCTAGCGCCACCAGAGTGTCATAGCACCACTCCATCGCTTCGCCCCACACGAGCTTCTCTGTGGTGCTGAGCGTGTTTGCGTCGTTTAAGTGGTTTCTACGCATCTCCAGTCGCCTGTAGAACTTCTCAATCAAAGAGTCCGCCATAGTCTTCTCCTGGGCAAGCCATGTACTCCAATATAGTTTTAAGAGCGTCCCGGACTTCCTGCTCCTCTGCAATCTCGTAGTGAGTAATACAGAAGTTCTTTAGAGCAACCTCAAGGATCTCGTAAGTAAAGATTTCATCGATCGAATACTTCATCTGATTACCGCTTTTCAGTAGAAGGTGAATATTTTACCACCTCATGCCCGCTCAAGTCCAGCCTAATTTCGCTAGTCTTGACACAGATAGCGGTAACCTCTTCTTCGTATGTCTGCCGATTGACGTGTTTCGCGTCTCCGACACAGTCCTCTTCCGAGCTGTACACCCCAGCCTCTATGATCGTCCAGCTGATCAGGAATAGGGTCCACATTACTCCAGCAACTCAGGGTTTTCGTGGATGTTGCCGATTACTTCGCAATCACTATCAAGATTTATATTCCAATCCTGCTCAATGCTGCTTCGTGCCACTGCTTTTGTTGCCGGAAGTGATAGGTAAAATCCAGCAGCGCACCCGCCGCCGCTATCGTAGTAAACCTCGTTAAACCAGTACACAACCAGCCGATCACCGAAGGATGGTTCTAACACAACATCCCCCTCATATATCTCAACACCGTTCTTGTCCTTTAGGCCAGTGTATTGCTCTACTATAGCAATCTCGTCCTCGCCAAGATGGCCGGGACTAGAATAGTCCTCCAGTATAGCACCCTCATCAAAGAATCTTATGTGATATCTGGCTGTGGGGGCATATATCGGCCCCTGCTCAATAGCCAGCCAAGCCCTGAATTTAATCTCTCTCACAACTCCTCCCATACAGTCTCGTCTGCCAAGTATTCCTCTACAGAGTCCCACGGCTTCCACCACCGGCGACTCCACGGCTTGACCCTGTAACGCTTCACAAGAACCTGCTCATCAGACTGGTAGAACTGAGCATCCATAGCATCAACATCGTACCTTACCATCAGCCATCTAGCCTCCCTGTCGATAGTGAAGGGGCTGCCTGCTTGAAACTTGGAGGCGTTGTATTCAAACTCAGGTATCACATCGGCACTAAGGCCAAATCCAATCTGCTCCTTGGAAGAAAGCCTGTTCAGGACGCTTGCTGGCAGGTTATCTCTATCCTCAACGGTCACCTGCGCCTTCAGGACAAGGAGGCTCATTGCTCATTCCTCTTTGTCAGTTCTTCACACCAATCATTTACCCGCTGCATCCACTCATCGTCGCCAAGCTCTGCGGAATACATGAATGATGTGCCATCCGAATTCTTGCCGTCGTTTGCAATGTCACACAGGAGCCAGACCGCCCTTCGATTCAGTTCGCGCAGGGCGGTGAGTTCTTTCTTCTGTATGTCATACCTTGCCTCAAGCTGCCCATACTCAAATGGGTATTCGCGCAGGGCTGTGAGTTCTTGCTCAAGTTCTGCGATGCGATCATCACGCCACGCAAGCTCTGATGCTATTTCAGCCTTACTGTGTAACTTCTCAGCAGTCATTCTGTCCATGTGGAGCGCAAACGACATTGCTTCGTCATCGAAGCTGTAATCTCTGTGCGTGTAGATGTCACTCATTCTGCTTTCTCCGCTTTGGCGAGGGATTTAAAAACGATTCTCCTTACGTCTATGGATTGACGATCCGTGGCCTCGCTGGGTAGAGCGTTGTTTATATCCACAAGCGCCTCAACCAACTCATCACGCTGGCGCTCAAGGTCTGCGATATATCCCGCTAATCCTTGGTTGTCTGCCAACCTGAGGGCCTTATCAAGCTGTGCTGCAATTAATTTTTTACTGTACTTGTGGTCACTCATCTGCTTTCTCCCTTACCGACCCGGATGCTACCAGGTTGTATTGATTCCATGATCTCAAGATTCTTCCTGTTGGCCCACTCGTGCCACTCTTTCTGCTTCTTGCCCATCTCACACTCCGCGCCTCGCCACCGCTTAGCAAGGCATTTGCAAATAGCCCTGTCGCTCATGGGGATGCCGTTAGGGAAAGCCTTGACGCTAAACTGAACCACGTCACCAAAGCACCTTACCACTATCCACTCGTCCTGGGCGATGGCGGGATTGCAGCAGATCAGCAAGAGAAGGACAACTCTAGCCATTCCTTTCCTCGCACAGTATCTGCAACTGGGCAAGAGCCCGCCACGCAACCGCCCTCATCACCTTGATCTTGGTGTCGGCGGTCTTTGCCTTGATGTAATCAAAACCGATATGGCGAAACATGGACCCTACGTGGTCAGAGCTAAGCTCCCTTCTCCATGAGATTTTGGGGTGGTCAGGGTTGTACTTCTTATTGCCCTCCCAGATGTGCTTAGCCAACTCTAACATAGCGTCAGGCCAAAACTTAAAGATAGCGTCGATCGGGGCAGCCTTTCTCTCCTCATCTGGGGCATCTTGAAACGCCACAGCCCAGTCTTGGTCAGAGGGGGAAGTAGCCTTCCTCGAGGGAGGGTCCATTGGCATATTCCTGTAACACCTTTTCTTGTCCTTGCACACCGCGGGACTGTAGCAACATTGGCACCACTGCATTATAGTCTCCCGTTCCACTCGCCGCTTGGTTTTAGCGGCATAGGAACAATGATCGGTACACCGTCTTGTGTATCGAATTCATACTCACCCTGAACCCACTGCCAGCCGTCATCTAGCCCGTATAGGCCGTTAAAATCACTGAGCATCTCCATCGGAAGCCCAGCCGTCTTGAGCTTCCTGGTCGGGATGTCGTCGTGATTACCTCTCGTGATTACCATCTCCGGGAAGATCCCCTGAAGCTCTTTCAAGTACTGTCTCGATAGGATGTACTCATCAGACGCCGAGAGGGCATCTGGCTCGGACTCGTGATATGATCCGGCGTGGTGATCAACGATATCCCCCACGCAAAGGATGTGCTCGCAGTAGTACGCATCCCTCACAGCGGCTAGGAACTCAAAGGAGTCCGGGTGCTGGTAGGGTATGTGTAGGTCCGAGATGACCAGGAAGTTGCCACGGTCTGACAGGATAACCCCGCAGGCAATAATAGGCTTGTCCCCTTTGGCGTAACGGAACGCTGGAGCCTTGTGGTCAATCAAACAACCAACTGTCATGTGCCACCTCCTGAGAGAGCCATCGCAGTAATACACGATCGCCGCCTTGGAGTGGTAGTGGCCCTGAATAGAGTTATGGGCCTTCTTTGCATTCTGAATGAAGCTCCCACTCCACGCATGGAACATTCGACAATCACCCCGCATAAGTATGCCTCCAAGTTGATCCGTTAAGTATTCTGACTACCTGCTGCCTAGAAATGCCATACACCACGGCAATATGTTTTTGGTACATCTTGCCGCGCAGGCTTCTGATTCTCAAGACGTCAATGGTGGACAACTTGTTAACACCACTCCTCTCCCCCTGCGTAGGGACGTGTCGCCCCTTACGAACCATGTCGGCCATGTTTTCTTCGGCAGATCCCAAAAATAGATGCTCTGGATTGACGCATAGCGGGTTATCGCATGAGTGACATACATGCAGGCCGACTGGGATTCCTCCATAGCGCTCAGTGTAGGCGTAGCGATGCGCCATCCAACTCTTTCCGTTAACGCCGAAAGACCCGTATCCGCTGTTATTTTTTGCCCCGGCCCACCAAAAACAGTCGGAGCCTCCCCGAAGTTCAATCTTCTCCAAGAAGTCGTCGAACGTATTTTTTCTCACGGAACCTCCAGTTCTGTTATCTGATCAATCATTCTCTTGGGGATGGCAACAGCACCCTGCACATCCCCGTCATCTGCAAACTGATGGCCTGCCACCAGTATCCAGTCTTCATCCTCATCCAGCACAAACCCGCAGCTATAGGCGTTGCCGTTGTACTCGCGGAGGCTTCTGTCATCGCTCCAGCCAGCTGCACATCCAACCGCATCAGTCCATGTGATGAACACGATTCTCATGGCCACCCACTATGATCTTTATCATCTTCGCTCAGTGGATCATCCTCCCATAAGCACATATCTGGCGTTCCCGCCCATGCCGATAGAGCTACCAGGATGGCTGCTAACGCCCCAAAGGCGAAGAAAGTGCCTGCTTGCGCAAAGATCCCGGTCCAGAAGGTGTAGAGAATCCAGAGGATCGCCCACCAGATGCACGTATTTATTAGATAGTCTTTCATCATGTAATTTTACCAGTTTCGAAGTTACTTAGCAACACTGTATTCACTAGGCGGTGAAGGAAGGGGAATGCCGAGAGTCCCTATAGACCACTCCTCAATCCTCCTGAGAAGGTCAACCATATCACCTCTGCCAAGCGGCGGGTTGGTCAGTGTTCGTGTTCTAGGCTCCAGGAGAGTCTTGCCGACCTTCATGGCCTTAGTCTTGCCAAGGAACAATTCACAGACAACATCGTGCATCACGAACCCTTCCTTATCTAGGTTCTTGTAGGCATCAGGCCACTTCGCCCTCATCTCTTTTGACAGGTGCCGCATCCAGATCCAAAACACAGCTTTACAGTCCATCAGCCCGGAGTCGTGTTCAATTCGAATCTTCACCGGATACTTAAAGTCGATCGTGGAGGTGGCCTCTCCGATCGCGGCTAAGAGCGCATCCCTAGAACCCGCTTTACCGCGATACTCCTGCGCCTTCAGGCTTGGGATGTCATTAGGGCCCAGAGCCTGCGGGCCTTTTGTAGTCGTCGCTCTTTGTCTTGCAGCTCCCATTTTAGATTCCAGTTCTCCAGTTCTAATGCTTTAAGGTCTTCTAGTGCTTGCTTGTAGAGTTCTTGGTAGAAGATCTCCTGCTGTTCTTGATGTTCAGATGAGTGATATAGTTCTTCACTTTTGCGTCCGGCTCTTTCGGGGCCGTTCTTCTGTCTGGGGCATCCCCGGTCATCTCTTTTGTTTTGTGGTAAGCCCATCCGTCCTTGTAACCCTTCTGTCTGGCGTAGTGAAGAAACATTGAGTAGATTTCCTGGCGGCGCTCTTTAGTGAAGCGTGGAGCCTTGACCTCGACTAACTCACCCTCTTCGGTCTCTACGTGAGATGAGGGAGTGTACTTGTACCCGCAGTGCGGACAGACAGCAGTGGTCTTGAGTGCTCCGCAGTTGGGGCAGGGCTTGGGGAGCTTCTCCTCCCTCTCCTGCTTCTCAGTGTTCTTGGGCGATCCGTCACACAGGCTGTCATAGTGTATGTCGGTGACAAAGCCCAGACGTTGTGTGGTATCCGAATGGTCGAGTATAAGCGCATATTCCTTTCCCGGTGCTGTTCTGAGTGCTCGCCCAACCATCTGGACGTACTTGATATCTGACCGCGTAGGGGTGGCTAGAACGAGCGTTCGAACGTCCCAGTCCACCCCCGCAACGAGGCATCCCACATTGCACACTACATCAACTTCACCAGAGTGAAACTTTTGTCTTATAATTTCTCGCTCATCCGGTTTGGTTAGTGCGTCAATGTACGCGGCGTTGACACCTTTTGCGATAAAAGACCCCTGAAGCTCTGCAGCGTGGGTTCGGTTTACCGCGAACAGGATTGTCTTT